TTTTCACACTTTCCGGTTTTATCTTCACTTATGAAAATATATTAATTACATTTTCCGGTTTAATAACAATTATCGAATCTATTTGAGCCGTCTCGATATCTATAATTAGCACCGCCGGTTGCTTTATTAATAGTATTTAACATTTTTAATCTTTCATTCTCTACCATTTCTGCCTGCTTTTTCTCGGCTTTTCTTTTCTTTCTTAATGCTTCGTATTTCATTATTGCGTCGAGTTGAGCGTCTTCTAAATCTTTTTTAGTAATAGTCGATGTTGGATATGACGGCTCACGAACTTTCTTAACCGGTGCTTCTTCTTCTTCGCTTTCTACTTCTTTTTTTAATTTTTGAACTCTTTTAACTTTTTGTTTTTTTAATAATTCTTTTTCTTCATTATCGACAGCTTTCATTTCTTTTCTTTCTATCGCGTTTGCTTTTCTTACCGCCATCGCTTTTTCTCTTGCTACTTTTAATTTGGCTTTATGTTCTTCGCTCATCGGTTTTCTCTTTTTCTTTTCTTTTAAAGGTTTTTCTTGAATTTTAGAAATAACCTTTTTCTCCGGTTTAATAGTTTCTTTAATAGTTTCTATTTCTTCTTCTGAATCATTACTTTCGAATATATCTTCTTTATTAATAACCGGTTTTTCTGATATCTCTAATTCTTGCAGAGCGTCAGCGTAACCCGGTTCCGCCGGGTCTTCTTCATATACGAAATTCGGATTCTCTTCACCCGTTTCAGCGTTCACTTCTTCTCCCATATTTTCTTCTCTGAAATTAAATACTACTTGTGGCGGAAGTTTTTTCTCTGAATTCTTCATTATATTATAATTAATATAATAAAATATTTCTAAAAATAATAAAAAATTAATAAAAAGTTTTAAAAAAAATGATAAAAAAAGTTATAATAATATCTATTCAGATTTTAAAGATTTCATTCCCGGCTTTTCCCTGAAATATAAACATACGACAGATTGACCCATTAAGACCTTCGCGTATTGTTCATTAATATAAACGAAATCGATATTAAATTCTGATACTTTCATTTCATAAGGGTTATTTAAATCCAGCCATAAATAGTTATTCGGTTCATAAAACATCCGCTGACCCTGACCTGCGCCTTGAACGATAGAACTATCTGCCGTGGGAAGTTGTCCGAGTATAGTTGATTTATTACCGGTTCTCGCATTAAATACCTGTTGACCAAAATTATTCAATCTAACGAATACGGATAACATAGATTCGAGAGTTGGGGCTTGATCGCTTTCGAAAGTTACCTTCGGGAAGTTAGCGTCAGCGGGGACGATAACTATTGGTCGACCTGGAAACCCGAGAATATCAGTCATATTTGCTCCCCAGGTGTTTGGATATAACCCCTCGGAAGTTTTCAATATCATAGCGGTCGAACAATTTATCCCGCCGTTAGCGATACCGAGTGGCGTATATATATCATTCGGTTGTTCAGGTGATAATATTGCTCGCATATCTACTTCTTGGCATCTTGCGATTGCCCGCCACATATTACCCGCCCCCCTTTGTCCGATTCTATCTCCGAGTGGGGGATATGATTGAACTCCTTCTGGAAGCCCGAGAAGATTTGCAGTTTCCCACCACCCGCCCCGATTAATAATACGAGAATTATATTGAGTTTCTCCCGAAGCATTATCCGCGCTATCTCTAAATTTAATTTCATTTATTCCGCTATAACTTTTTAAATCCATATGATTCGTTCCTAAGCCCCCGATAAATACTACCGGGTGAAGACACCAACAGGTCTGCGTTATCGGTTTTAAATATGTATCCTTAGCATTAGTGCTGTCTTTAAAACTGGCGATTTGAATAAGCCCGCCCCCGTTAACCTGTCCTTCGATGGTCATTCGCTCTCCTTCGGCAGTGAATTTAATTCTAATTAATTTTGAACTTCCGCCCGTCGCGTCCCATATATAACGACTTCCCCCTTTTAATGCCGAGTTCGAATTATTATAATATTTGACTTCCCTATAAATTAAATTAGTTCCGGCTGAGTTCGGGACTGCCTGACGAATAACGAGTTCGTTATCGGGGTTTCTGTGAACTCCCCATTCTTCATAATAATCGGGATATTCTAATCCCATTGCTTCGGTCTCGTCTTCTTCGTCATATATTTCGAAATAAACCGGCATAAAATCTCCGGTTTCAGTTATATCAGGGTTCGGACAATCTCGGGATAATCCGAAGCCCCAGGGAACTCCGGAAGCATTAACATTTTCTATGCCGATTTCTGCTTCTCCGTCTTTTAGTGATAAAGGTCTCTTCAATCCGATAGCGACCGAAGGGTGCGGATCAGTTCCCCCGCTACGAGTTAATCGAACTTCGTCTCCGTTAACTATTGAAGCCGTAATCCCTGAAATAAAATTTTTATGATACCATTGCTCCCATTCAGTAATCGGTGGTTTAGAAGTGAAAGTCGCTACCTGTTGGTCGAACTCGAATGAATAACCTTTAAAATCGAGACCATTATTTCTTAGCACGGAAGGCGAGAAACAATCTTTTGTATTAGTGTCCATAAAATTCGGGTGATATTCTCTGTGGGTTATTTTAAATTGATGAGCGAGTTCATCACTCGTTAGTTCTAAAATCGATCCCCCTTTATTAATCTGTTGAAGTATTGGATAGTTGACGCAGTTGTCGAAATCGGTTGCTGTTCCGTCCAGTGTCCCGTCCCCGAGAAAAGTTAATGCCTTGCCGTGCCAGGTGTAATACTGAGAATTATTTCTATTTATTGTTGCCCTTCCGTCTATGTTAACTTTCGCGGATTGCAGGGCTACCTGCGAATTCGGCGGGATTGAATATGTTGAAGATAAGCCGTTCCGATAAGAATACGCAGAATATATACTCTCTTCCTGTCTCGCTGACCTGTCTGAATCTCTGTTCGAAGTGATAACTAAACTCATTTTATAATATAATTAATATATTAAAATAAAATAAATTTTTATTAAAAAAAAATATTATATATATTTATTATATAATGCCGAAAAAAACTAAAACTGAAAAAGCATTAAATGGAAATACTGCTAATTATAGACAACCCCTTCAATTTAAAATTGAAGAAGAAATTAAAAAAGATAAATTAAAACCAGTCGAAATTTTCGATAATTTTAAAAAAGAAAAAACTAAAAAAAAGAAAAAAGTTAATAAATCTAAAACCGGATATTGATAAATTATTCTTCATCGCTCTCGAATCGAAATCCCGATTCATTTGATGGGTCATATTCCGCCTTCTTCTTTCTCGCGTATTCTTCTCGGCTCTTTTTATAAATTTCATAACATTCCTTATATTTATTCATTTCTTCATAAGTTCCGTTTTTGAATGATTGAATAGATTTCCCCTGAATACTGGTCGACGATACCTGAAAGGGAGAAGCCCCGAATATATTTTTATAAACTTTATTTAATAGTTTCTGAGTTCCGTATTCAGTCATAAAGGGATTTTCGTCTTTCTTACTTCTATCGGTGAATACTACTTTATATTCTTCATAAAAATTCTTCGCTTCATTTTCATTCATAACTTCAATATTTTCGATATGCATTCTATCCTTAGAATTAATCTGTTCTCTGAGTTTATCAATAAATATTAATTTATTCTGAGTCATTTTTATTTTCTTAATATTAAATTCTTCTTTTTCATATATTTTATTTTTCATATCTTTTTTCTGATTTTCTAATCTTTCGATATCTGACGCGAAGCCCTGTTCCCAGCCGGTTTCTACATTATATTCTTCCCCGTAATCCCTGAATAAATAATGGCTCGCTGATAGATAGCGTCCGATAAATTGTCCGTCGGCGAACGCTTCTTTATGATTTTCAATCTCATCATAAGGGAGACCGATATATTCATTCATATTCACGACGAACGGAAGATCAGCCCTGATATTTTCTATCATTCGTTCCTTATCTGCTTTTAATAATTCTTTCGTGTGTTTCGAATTACTCTGAGAAATAATAGTAACATTTTTAAAGCCCCGAATTTTTAATAAAGATTTAAAATGAGCGTAAGGGTTCGTATCATAACAATCCTTATTATATTTAAACTGATTATATATTTTCTGAAATAACGGGTGGAGAGAAGTTATTGATTGTTGAAGATAATCATTTCGTTCGCACCATTTCTTAATATCTCTCGTATCTTCTTCGCAGTCTTCGAAAGTATTGAAGGCGCAGTCCCTGCATTTTTTTCTCTGAAATAAATACCATAATTTAGTAATTGAACGATTACGATTAATTTGTTGAAGCATATCGCGGGGGTCGATTGTGCTTTCCTGATATAAACAGAATACCGGGCGTTTCATAGTTGAATCTAATCCATAAATAACCTTCGGAGAAAATATAATTCTGTCGTGTTCGTCCCAGTTATGACGCTCGGTCGTGTTTCTATCTACGATTAAAATCTTCTCGTCCCCTATCATTTCTTTTAAAAGGTGGCAGGTGCGGGCTTCGTCGCAGGGACATATAAATTTCGGTTCTTTTTTCATTAATTCGACTAAGGCATCAATAGAGAAAACTTCTTCGGCGGGTTTATCTTTATTATGTTTATATTCATTTTCAATAAATAAAATTTCTTCTTTATCTACGCAGTGTTCGATAAACTGAATCGCCGGATCAGAAATATCAGCGTCAGTCATAATAACTCGTTCCGCGTTTTTAATTAAATCTACGAGTAACTCCATAACCGGAATTCTAATTCCGTTTTTATTTAATGTGTCGGAAGTGAATAAATATTTAATGATTGAATTGAATTCGTCTAAAAATAGAGTATATCCGTCAGTATATCCGAGAGAATTAAAATATCTTAATTTTAATAAAGAATCTATCTGAACGATAAAATTATCATCAGGTTCGAAATCTGAATATTCATAATAAGAAGTTTCAATCTCGGCTGTATTAAATGTTTCATATTGTTCGAGACCGAGAGAAATACGAGAGACGATAGAGATAAAAGGTTTATTTCTACTTTTCATATATGATTTAAATGATGTTGTTTTTCCCGTTCCTGTATCTGATTTAACGATAATAAATTTTTTATTTTTCCCTTCTATTTTCCCCGCGTGAACTTTAAAAATATTCTGAAAGAATTCATATCCGAGTTTTCCGGCTTCATTCTCAGGGACGAACTTAATATCTGATATAATTTTATTTTCTAATACGGGTTTATATTTATAATAATCGAGCGTTGTTCTCGCGTTTTTATATTCTGAATTAATTAATAAATGATTAAAAGCGAGAATAGTTTTATGCCCGGTTCTGATATTATCATATAAATCTAATAACCATATCTTATGCTCTTCTGAATCTATTGAACCCCCGCGTGGATTATTTAATTTCGGATATTCGTCATATATATCCTGACGATCAATCTGTTTCATAGCCGTCGCGAATAAAAGATAGAAATGATAATCATTAAAATATTTTTCAGGGAGACCTTTAATAATATTATGAATCATAAAATCAGAATAATCATAAATATATAATGACTGGTCGCAACCGATAATTTCTTCAATTAAAATCTCTTTCTTTCCGTCTTTCGATTTAATCTTTTTAATTTTAATATATGTTTTTTTAGTATTTTTATTCCCGATAGCCGGATTATAATAATCGATTGAATGAATAAATTCTAATACTTCTTCGGGGGCTTTATTTAATTTTTTATTAATATCTCCTGCTACGACTTCATATTCTCCGCCGTTTCTCTGAACTCCGGCGCTGATAATTAATCCCCCGTCATTCCTGATATCGATATTAGAAATAGAATCCTGTCCGTGCTTTAAACTTTCTTCATATTGAAAATATAAATGATAACCGCCCGAAGGTGTTTTAACTACTAACGCTCCGTAATCTTCCGCCCATTTCTCGGGGTCACTTCCGAACTTAATACAGAATATATTCTTATCAATACCTTCTCCCGTTTCTTTATTTTTATCTAAATCGATGACCGATAAATTATTAATTTTTCCGGTTCTTAATGAATAGTTCGCGTTCACTTTTCCCGATTTTCTATATTCAATATATTTCGATAAATTTAATTCAATAAGAAACTCATTCGTTTTTTTCCAGGCATATTTCGGATTCTTAGAATTCGGAAATAATTCGACGGACTTAAATTTATTCATATTAATATTATATATATTATTTTTTTCGAGATTTAAACTTATTATTTCTGATTTATTTATTTTTATTTTCTTCACTTACTAACTTAATGTATGTTGTCGGCTTATCTTTAAGCCATAATAATCTAAAATTATGATAACTTAAAGAATTGATTATTTTAATTTAATTTTCTCGATAATGAAAACCGGAAAGTGTGAATTTATTTATATATAATTATTTCTCAATTTCGGGCTCGGGTTCGGGCTCTGGTTCTTTCGGAATTAAGGGTTCGGGTTCATCAAAAACCGGGTGTCTTTCTTCGGGTTCAGGGGTCGGTTTTTTTAAAGGTTTTTTTAAAGGTTTTTTTTTATCTTTATTTTTCGGGTCTTCGGGATCTATCGGGGGTGGCTCGCGAGTGCAATCAAAAATATAACATTTATCAGATAACCCGAGACGACACCTGCACGCGCATCTCGACTGCCAGATAACGAGAAGTAATGTCCCGACAGCACCGAGAGATAATGCGAGAGCGCCGGCTAACTGGTCGATAGTGAAATCCTGTAATCTTCCGCCGTTTAATTCAATACCTTCTGATTCACTCATATAATTTTAATTTTATATTAATTATGAATATTTTTTTTTTCAAATGAAAATAATTTTATTTATAATAATATATATGAATTCTGATACGGAAGAAAAAAACAAATTAAAACCGATTGAAGAAATATCATTAGATATTAAAAATATCAGTCGCGACATCGACTCTATACGAACAGACCTTCAATATATCAAACTATTAATAAGAGCAAAAGAAGAGACGAGAGACCTGAAAAAACCTGAACCTATTAAATCAGGGTGGTTTTTTTCTTAATGCGTTTTATTTAAAATATTTTTTTCTTATATATTATAAATGACTAAACCTGAAATCACAATTTTAATCCCGACTTTTAATCGGAGAAAATTTCTGCCTTTAATCATTCGTAATATATTTATTCAAGATTATCCCCACGAAAAAATTAAAGTATTATTCGATGACGACGGAGAAAATAAATTATTTCAAGGAGACGAATTCGAAGAAATAAAAAAACAATTTAGCCCGATAAAATTCGAATATAAGTCCACGAATAAATGGAGAAATATCGGAAAAAAAAGAAATGATATGATTAAAGAATGTAAGACAAATTTATTCTGTTTTATGGACGACGACGATATTTATTTTCCGACTTATTTATCTCATTCTTATAAAGTTATGAAAGATAATAGATCCGGGTGTGTCGGTTCTGATAAAATGTTATTCTGTATGACTGATAAAGATTATCAAATATACGGAATGAACTGCGGGAATAATATTAATTTGATTCACGAAGCCACGATTATGGCTACTAAAAAGTGGTTCAAGGGTTCGTGCAAGTTTTCGGGTGATTCAGGGGAAGGGAAAAAGTTATTCGAAGGTCAGAAACAAAAAGTCGCTATAACTGATATCTCTAAAATTATGATATGTATTCAGCACGATACGAATACTATTGATAAGTTACAATTCGCCGACGAAAAAACACTTCTTAAAGAAGCCAAGTTAACAGAAGAAACGAGAAATTTAATCGAAGTTATAAGAAACTATAAGGACGAATAATTTTAAAAAAAACATTTAAAAATAAAATATTTTATATATATAAGTAAAGAGATTAATATGTTCGATTATTCGGAATCTCAAATCGAAAAGATTTTAATTCAATATAAAAATAAAAAAGAGAAAGAAAAGGAAAGATATGATAAAATAAAAGATACGGAAGATTATCGAATTAAATCAAGGGAAAGAGCGAAGAAAAATTATAATGAAACGAAAGAGTTAAGAAAGGAAAAATATAATAATAATAAATTTATGAACTTATCAAAAAATTCATTTTATTACTATAAAAAAAGAGATAATATTGAAAAATTTAAAATTAAGTTTCCGGATAGATATGATGCGTTATTACTTTCCGGTTATATTCAAGAATAATTTATTTTAAAGAATAGAAGCCGTCTTCGTCTATTTCGACTTCTAAATCTGATTCAGTTTCCGCGTCCCCTTCTTCGTCTGATAATGGTTCTCTCGCTGGTCTTCTAACCTGTTTCCAATCAAGGTCTACGGCTTCGTGCAATTTATCTAATAAATCTCGTCTTCCCATTCTCGCGAGTTCACTTCGGATTTCTTCATATATGCTCGATTCTAAATCAAATGTCAGTAAAGTCATAATCTTTATTATCTACTAATATTTTTTTTTTCCCGGAAATATTAATTAAAATTTCCGCAATTTTCTCAGGATCTAAATCCGGCTGTTCTTCTCCTTCTTCTACTGCTGGCGGGTCATACCATACACATTTATAAAACAAGTCCAATCTGTCTTTATCAGTTAAAACCTTTTTCAAAATCTTTCGCTGTGAGTAATCCATTTTATAATATAATAAATATAATAAAATAAAATTTCTAAAAAATAAAAAATATCTTAATAAATATATAATGCCGACTTTTAAACAAAAATTTAATAAAAAATACGGATTTAAATTAAATGAATCGCATTCATTAAAAGAGATATCAGATATAACGGGTTACACTCTTCAAGGGTTAAAAAAGATACAATTGAAAGGTGAAGGGGCTTTTTATTCTAATCCGGGTTCAGTAAGACCACAGGTTAAATCAGCAGAGCAATGGGGAATAGCCCGTGTCTACGCGTCAATCTCTCCGGGTTCTAAATCAAATAAAATTGATAAATCTCATTTAAAATTAAAAAAAAATAAAACTAAAAAAAAATAATATAAATATTAAATGCCGATATATATGAAAATCGAACCTTCAAAGGCGAAGAATAAAAAATTCAAAGCGACCTTTTCCCATATAAAAGACGGGAAATTCCAAAAGATAAAGAGTTCACAATTCGGCGACTCGCGATATCAAGATTATACGCAACACAAAGACAAAGAACGAAGAAAGCAATATCGGGCGCGTCATAAAAAAGATTTATCAAAGGGAACATATATGAGTCCCGGATTTTTATCTTTCTATCTGTTATGGGGTGATTCTTCTTCATTAAATACTAATATTAATTCATATATAAAAAAATTCAATTTAAAACGCGGAACGGCTAAAAAGTAATTAATTATGATATTCCCATTCTCTCCGTTGTTCTTCCCAATATTCTTCATTTATCTCTTCACTAAAAGAAATTAATTCTCCCTTATTAAATTGTTTCAATTTATACATAGTCCAATTTAATTCATATTCTTCTAAATATTCATTTTCGTCGTAAAAACAATCATAAAATTTATTTAATTCTTTAATAGTATTATTAAATTTATTTTTATTATTTTTAATTTCTTCTTTTTCTTTTTCAATCATATTCTTTCTTTCTTTTAAGATAGAAATAATAAGGTCAGTCGGAAGACGGGGAATATCCATTTCTTCACTTACGGAATTAATGTCCCTTTTTATTGTTGTCTCGAATTATCTTTAAACCCATATCGGAATAATTTAAGATTATAAAACCCGAATTTGTGAATTTATTTATTATATATATTTTCTCATTTTCCGGTTTGTTGATTTTGTAATAATTGTTGAACCTGATTAAATACTGCTTTTTTATCTTTTTCTATTTTAAATAAAATTGTCGATTGTTTAGATGTTCGAGCGTATGAGCCGTCCGGGTCGTGAACCGAAACGCTGACGCTGGCTATTCTTAAAGGTTTCGTTATTGTATAAACGAGAGAACTTTCCTGACCGAAATAAAAATCTCCGTCTCCGTTAATTTTATCTACGATTCCGATAACCGGCATCTGAGTATTATCTTTTTTCCCCCCGACGAACGGATTATCTTCGAGAAGGTTCGAACGAATAGTATAATAACCCCTTATCATTCTCGTGGGTAAATTATCGGCTATAAGTGAAATCGAACCTGTTTTATGAATTATTGGCGGATAAACTGGGATAAACGCATTTATCGCCCCTTTATCGTCGTGTCCGAGAACATTAACAGCAGAAGGGATCATATTATTATACATCGGAACTCCGGCAGAGTTCGTTATATATATTTTAGTATCTCCTTCGACAACTTCGGCGTTCGTGGTCGGTATAGACAATTTATTCGCGTTCCCGAATTGAATTCGTGTCTGTCGATTATTATCCGTATTATGAAATTGTTGATAAGTGAACCCGAGAATTCCCCATAAAGTATCTTCCCAGTATTTTTCGTCAATTCCGAAATCTTCAATAAATATCCCTGTAAGATAATCGTAAATTTTCCACGCTTCGAGATTAGCATTTAAATATGGAAGTTTTATCGCGCTCGAACTATAATTATGAGTTGCTGTTTCTGATTCTATCGGTTTTCTGTCCGGGCTGAAATCTACGAATTGTTCTGCGGGATTTATTTTATAAACAACATCTCCCGCGTCTTCGTCTACGGCGCCGGAGAAATTGGGATTTCCCGCGACCCAGTCATTTCCCCGACTTTGTGAAGTGTGAAGATTAGATAATGAAAAATGAGTTCCGTCCCACGATAATGTCGGATTATCAGCCCCTAAATATAATTGATTTTTCTCGGGAAGAATGGATAACGACCCGGTGGCCATAGATGGCGGGTTTTTCACTTCATACGCGTTCTGAGCGTCAGGTATAAAATAATTTCCGATATTTTGGGCTACGGAAGAAGTGGGCACCGTTTGTCTGCTCCACCCGGCGTAAGGTAACATATAAGACATTCCCGGTGCTGTATAATGTAAATCGAAACCGAATTTTCTTCCTGTTTCTATTTCGCCAACCGTTTCCCCGAATTTAAATAATTCGTTATAAGCGGGCGTGCCGAATCCATTATGCGCGTTTCGATTTGGATAAATGATAATATGACCTGCGGGACTTCTCCCTAAACAGCCATAAGTGAATTCGTTTCTATCTTCATTCGGAGCGGGATAAAATATATCTTCTTGTTTCGGGTCGAAAAATAACATAGTAAAAATAGAACATAATGATTCATTAATGGTCGGCGTCCAGTGTCTCGGTTTATGATATCCGCCCCACCCTAATGTTGCGTCGCCGGTTGAGCCGAGACGCTGAGATGCGTTTTTATATTTATTAAAATGAATAAATCGAGAATTAGTAAGGTCTGATCCGGCATTATATCCGCCGTTTCCGTAAAAATTATCTGCTTTAAAATTATCCCATATTTCCGGATATAACTTCTGCGCTTTAAAAAACCCTAAAAATTGGTCGCACATTGTCTTGTTATAACCGATATCAGTAATTATCCCAGTATTAGCGCTCATTGGTTGTTCCCCTAATACTTGCGCGCCGTATGAACCCGTATATAATCCCCCCTGATTTCTATTTATTAATCTCCCTTTTTCGAATAGTTCTGGATATTTAGTCGCGACGAATTGATATTGTCTTAACCACTCCGCGCCTGAACCATTAATCCAGCCAACGCGTTCATTAATACTCGTTGCACTTTCTAAATTAAAATATTGTTCGAATAATAATTGCGTCATATCATTATAATTCGCGCTCATAAATGGTTTATAAGTTTCCGATGCTAATGTTTTTATAGCACTAATTGGAAATTTTCCTGTATTTTGCGTGGTTTCCATTTTTAAAACATTACTCTCAGTTATTTTTTGAATTTGTCTGGTGATTTCAGTTGCTATAAATTGCGGAGAATTGAAACCTGCTGGAACTTTTATTTCTTTTAATTCTTTATATGTTCGATAAGTTGCTCCGTTGTGTCCTGACGCTGAGCCGGGGTCGAATTCGGGGTCTCTCTCGTTTATATCGGGAAGATGGCCGTTCGCGGTGGCGGGGTCGAAATAAGTGTTATTGCGCACTAATATGGTGTATCTTGAATTATCGTGTCTTTGTTTTTTCGGATATTCGTCGTCTATATTTTGTAAGCAGTTATAAAAATTATTCGGAAGATAAAAACCCCCGAGTGCCGGATACCATAAAGACATTCCCCCCTTCGTGCGAGAATCAGGGTTTATCCACTGCTCGCGGGGAGTTGCTTCCCCATTTATCCAGCGTCTCGGGGTTTGTATTGAATTATGCGCATTTGCCGGAATATAATAAGAAATTATAAATCTCCCTGTATCATCTCTTAAATTAAAAGTTTCGACTTTGTATTCTGAATGTATTTCTTTATATTTAGCAGAATGATTTTTCCAGTTCCCCGAGCCGTTTAATTTTTCATATTGAAGGGTTTGAGTTGTGCCGAGTTCGACGCCCTTCACTTCTATACTGGTTTGCTGACCTGCTCCCCTTTCTGAAATAAATGAACCATAAACCGATACTTTATCTCCTGGTTCTAAATGAACTATATCCTGGAGATTATTTGTCCATAATGAAGTATTTTCAGTTCTTAAAGGATTTCCTTTGGCTTCTTCTGAGTGGAGCCGATTACATTCGATAATTTTAATATCAGCGTATTCGTTCATATTTATATTAATATATAATATAATATATTTTATTATTTTTTTATTTTTTATTTTCAATTCTTTCTTTTGCTATTTCATATATATTTTTATCTCTCTCGATACCGATAAAATCTCTATTTTTATTCTTACAGGAAATTGCTAAATTACAATAACCAGCGAAACAATCTAAAACTAAATCTCCTTCATTACTGAATAGTTCTATTACTAAATCACATAATTCATTTGAAAAACCAGAATGTCCCCAGTTTTTAGACCCACCGATAGTTTTTTTTAAACTATATTTTGATTTTTTGAATGGAATTTTCCAGACATTACCGATATTTTTCGTTAAAAAAATATCATTATCTATAATTTTTTCTTTATGAATATTTATATTATTGCTATGTTTTCTTAATAGAAATATGTATTCGTGCTGATTTGTTAATTGTCTATTAGTATTTGCTGGTTGTCTATTGGGAACAAACCATATTATAGTATCACATAATTTCCAGTATTGCAGGGCTATATTCAATAATTCGAACGCCTTTATTGTTGTTTCACTATCATTCGCTATATTCAATAAAAAATATCCGTCGTCGTCTAATGTCTTTTTTATTTCCTGTAACCATATATCACACCATTCTAAATATTGTTTATAAGAATTAAAATAACTTTCATAAGCGAAGCCCTTCCAGTAAGGTGGAGAAGTGAATATTAAATTAACGCTTTCATTTTCAATCTCTTTTAGTTTATCAATACAATCACCATTTAGTAATTTCATTTATATTAATATATCACAGATTAAATTATCATAATAATAAAAAACAAAAAACCCGAAATTGTGAATTATTTTATATATATATTTTTCGCACTTTCGGGTTTTCAATCGAATCTAATAATAATTGGATTATCGGGAGTTGAATATCTAATTTTTAATTTATAGTTACTTATAACCTGTTTCTGAATTCTTTTCTCTTCTAATTCTTCTTGAACTTGTGGGGATATTAGCGGTTTAAATTGTTTATCAGCGAAAGATATATCTAAATTTAAGAGCCGACAACAGCGACGAACCGAAGGGATATCTCCGAATTGTTTTATATAATCGATATCGTCTTCAATCTCTTTTAAACTTGAATATTTAGATCCTTCTAAATTATAATTCGATTTAGCATATTGAAGAATATATTTCGCGATACTCATAACATTATTTTTTTCTTTTGTGGTTAAAATTTTCTTCGGATTTTTATTTAATAAATATTCTTTTAATTCAGTTTTATTTTCGATATTAAAATAATTCTTTTTAATTGTTATATCTTTAATAATCATTTTTTCTATTTTATCTTGAATATCTTTTTTATTATCTTGATGCGAGAAAACAACCGGAAGATTCAGAAGATTAATTAAATCAATTAAATCAGTTTTAGAATGTGACTTATGAATTATCATTTATATAATATATAATATATTTTTTTTATTTAAATTAAACGCGGTTTTATTATATAATTATTATTATAAATAATGGTTTATAAATCCGGAAAAATGAAAGGCGAGTTAACCACGACGGAAATAAGAAAACTTATTCGCGCTCATAATGTTTTAATGAATATTAAAATTCCCGTTGGTTCTAAAAGAGAAGATATAATAAAAATTGTTGAAAAGAATAAATATAAAATAGATCACGAAGCCGGCGCGTTAGTTCCCACTTCTGAAATGAAAAGAAAACCGAAAGTAGATTTAAAAAAAGCGGATTCAGTATTACCGAAACCGAAATCGAAAGAAGAGAAGGCGACGGCTAAGGCAGAACGCGATAAGAAGAAAAGCGCGAAAGAGAAAGAATTAAAACAGGAAGGTTTTAAAGCAGGCGCTTCGTTGCAGAGAGCCGTCAGTAAGCGTCAGGCGAGAAAGAAAAAGAAACCCGAAGTTACGGAAGAAGAAGAAGTAGAAGAAGAAGAAACTTTAACTATTGAAGATAAATCGAAACCCGTTATTAAAATTAAGAAAGCATTAAGAACACGATTGAATAAAGATTTTAAAAATAAATATAAGAAATCGATATATCAGGTTCTCGGGTTTGGAACTCAGAAAAAAGCGGAAGCAGACCCGAAGACGCCGGCTGAAATAAAAAAGATATGTCGAGATTTGAAAAGAAAGAATCACCCGGATAAAGGCGGAGACGAAGAAGTATTTAAATCTATCCAGGAAGCGTGCGACATAATGATAGATACATTTAAATAAATAAATTTTGATTAAACCTTTTCCCGCGTTTCTTTTTGCGTGGAGCGATATATATAACATCATCTTCTTCGATATGATTAAATTTAATTAATGATAATAAACAGGAACTGAAAACCTGTAAGTCATAACCCGATATCTTTTGTTTTTTTCTTTTCCTTTCATAAATAGTTTCGCAGAAAATTTTATATAATTGAATTTGTTCTTTTATAGATTTATTTTTTCTGAATGAATCTAAAATTAAATTATCAGATTGAGTTTTATAATCTTCATAAGAATTATTACCGAGCGGAAAGCCAGCGATTAATAAATCGTGATAAAATAAACATAAACTCCCTTTTCTGCCCTGAATAATCATTATAATCTATATTTATGAGTATATATGCCCTTCTTTTTAAGTATTAATCTAACATTTACCCCTTTTTTACTCTATTTAAAGAATTAATTTTAAAATTAATTCTTCTTTAAGCCCTAAAATACCCATAATATCAGATTATAACGCCCATTTAACCCTATTTAACCTATATAATACCCATAATATAAGATTATTCGCGTTTATTAGTCGAATATTTAAAATATATTATATAATATATATTATGAATCTCCCTGAACTCCCGAATGATATTATTATTAAGATATTACACGATAGAAAAATAATAAAACAGAATGAAAGATATAAAAAACAATATAATTCTGTTATTTATCATTTAGAAGCCATAAACGAATATATAGAATTCGATTATTCAGTTCAGGAAAGGATAAGATTCGGAATCGAAATATTATATTTTATTCATTCGCAGGAATTATTTGAATATAACCAGGAAGAAATGTTTCATAGACAATTATATTCTATTATTAGTAATGATACTTAATTAACATTCCAGAATAAAACATTATCAAGATTATCAGATAAAACATATTCGAATGCTTTTCTATCATAATTTTTATTAGATTTAAATTCAATATTTAATTTAGATTCATATTTAAAATCTTTCGGATATTTTCTTAATCGAACTCGCTCGTGGTTTATATTGAATTCTTTTCCGACCACTATCCCGTGAATAATTGCTTTATTAGTTCCTTTTAATATTCCCTTTAATAAAGTTCCCGAACCAACTGAACAATAAATATTATCAGGTTCACGCTTTAATTCTTTTATTATTTCTTTCATAGTTTCAGATATTCGATTAATCGCTATTTCAGATTCTCCGCCGAATGATAATATCTGATATTCATTATCTTTATTAAATTCTTTTGCTCTTTTATTTAAGACGCTCATATATCCGTAAGGCACGAATATAACCTTCGCCCCGTTATTTATTATTTCAATCGTGTTCGGATCTTTTATTTTTTTATCGGGGGTGAATATAATACATTCTTTTTTTAATTCTCTGCATATTTCAGATAATGCTATTTGAAACGCACCATAACCAAGAGAACAATATATAAAACCTTTTTTATTTAAATCAAGTAATTCCTTTATAAATCGAGATTTAGTTCCGCCGATTAATTTATCGTCTCTAAGAATAGTTATTTTATCTGAATATCTTTCAAGATTCATTATATATATTATTATATTTTATTTTATAAACCCGAATTTGTGAATTATTATTCTATATTATTTTTCGCACTTTCGGGTTTTTTGTTTTTTATTATTATGATAATTTAATCTGTGATATATTTAATAAATGGAAATCCCTGAAATAATGCCGTATTCATTAGAAGACATTTTATCCGCGAAAAATTTTGATAAAGATAAAATTAATAAAGATTATGATTCCCTTAAAAAATGGAACGCTGAAAAAAATGAAGTTAAGATAATCGGGAATAGAACTATTTATAAATATCTATTTCGAGAACTTTTAAAATGTCGAAGAGATAATAAAAATTATATGACTATTTATGATATATATAATAATAATCAAGAAGATAAATTATGGGGAGAAGTTATAAAAAGAAAAAGTAAGAACGGAACTCATTATCCGACGGCGGGAGAAGTTTTTGAAACTTTCAGAATTAATAAAGGTTGCGTCGCTATATTTAAACCTTCTAATGCTAAATATATTTATAAAAAATATAATGCGACTTCAATTTTAGACCCGACGGCTGGGTGGGGTGGGAGATTACTCGGTGCGAGTTCACTCGATATAAAATATACGGGCTTCGATACGAATATAAATTTAAAAACCGGATATAATAAAATGATTAAAGATTTAAATATTAAAAATTGCGAAATGATTTTCGAAGATAGTTTAAGTTATGATTTTTCTAATTTAGATTATGATTTCGTTTTTACTTCTCCCCCTTATTTAAATTTAGAATTATATGAATGTATGAAACCTTTTGAAAATAAAGATAAATTTTATAATAATTTTTTAATCCCTTTAATGAATAAGTGTTTTCAATATCTTAAAGAAGGCGGAAAAATGTGTTTTAATATTTCCCCTGATATGTATAAAGATTTAATTAAATTCGGTTTTAGAGAATGCGATATTATTGAAGAACTATCTCAGAGAAAAAAGAACGGAAATGATAAAAGACAAGATTTCATTTATATATGGAATAAAAATGCGTTTAATTCCGAAGAATAAAATATATACTTATATTAAATATGAATCAGTTTGAGATTGATTATAAGAAAGGAAAAGAATCAGAAGTCGTTTCTTTACCTGATTTAAAAAGATTATTTAAATTAAATGATTTAAATTTAGACCCTGAAATGTTCGCTCATTTTGATTATCATAATGATAAAAATATGATAGAATTAAAGACGAGAGAAGATATTAAATTTATAAATAATGAATTTCATTATACAACAAGAAAAGGAAAAAAAATGATATTAAATTCTTTATATTTTGACGCTCCGAAAATGAGATTCGCATATCAGTATAATAAACGGAGAAGGAAAAATAATGAACCTGAAAAAGATTTCTTTTTAGTTTGGAAGTGTTCCGGTGAATATTTTTACTGGAAATTAAACTGGGGAAAAAAAGAATATTTTAATGAAGAATGTAACGCTGATTTCGGTCACGGATATAAACAAGTAAGAGATATTATTAATGTTAAAACTGAATTTATTCGGCGTCTTTAATATATACTTTATCCATAACCGCGACCGAGTGACCCATTTTATTCGCTAAATCTTCTTGCTTCTCTTTTAACTTTTGAAACTCTGTCCCTTCTCCGAAATGGTGGCTCGCTACTATTTTGCGCATAAGCGTCGTTGAGATCGATTTATTAAGATATTTTTTAGTTGTTTTAATTAATAATTGACTAATAGCATTTCGCGATAAAGGGTTACCAGTTGAAGATACGAATAAAGGATCTCCGTTTTTCTTATTAGTTTTTCGAATATATAAATTTAATATCTTTTCAAGGTCTTTCGGAATATCGATTTTCTTTTCTCCGTATTTTTTACTCGTTTTATATTCATTATAAACCCCGAACATTTTATTCTTTTCTTTTACTAAATAATTTTTATTCTTTTTATCTTCTTCATTTAATTTATTATATTGAGATTTTGATATTAATAATTGTCCGCTCATATCATTTCTCGTTGGAATTCTTAATAAGAAACTAAATAAAGTATAAACCATTAATAACTCTTTTTCTTTTCCCGATAAATTCTCTTTCTTTTTTAATCCCTGATTTTTTATTTGTTTTTCCATTTCAGAAATCATTTTTTCAATCTCTTCATATTCCGCGAAATTTGCCTTTTGTTTGTCTGATATCTTTCCGCTGGCTTGGTCTTCTTCATATTTTCCGTTTAACTTATCTCGAATTTTCTGATATTTTTCAATTAATTCATTATATTTTTCGTCGTGATTTAATGCTAATAATAAAATAATAACCGCGTTATATGTATTTCGTTGACTCGTATAATGTTTATCTTTTAGTTTCTCGGCTACTTTATCCGGATTAGAAAGAAAATCATAATTATCCGTATCGAATACTTTCTTTAATTTATTTAAATGAGTTTCATATTGTTTAATAGAATTCTCTTTTAGATTCGGGCGAGATTTTGAAATAGCGTCTTTAATGTTTTCGGAATTAATCTTCATATTGTTTTATAATAATATATAGATTATTTTTTTAAATATAAATTAAATAAAAAAAGATTATTTTTTAGAATTTAATATTTCAATTAATTCATTATTAGATTTTATATATTTATTCGTCCAGTGCTTCAATTGATTATGTTTATTATATTCTTCTAAATATAATTTTTTATAATCCCGAGATTTAAAACACTCTTTAAACCATTCAATAATCCACAATTTCAAGAAATAACTCATTTATATTTTATATAATATTTTTATTTTAGAAACCGGATTTTGAATAAATTTTTATAATAAATATTTTTACAATTTCGGGTTTTAAGCATTAAAGATTTCGAAGTGTCCATCAGATAGACGAGCGACGCGTAGATATTCGCAGTAATTTCTCATCAGTGTCGCATACGCGGGATAATCGCCCGATAAGTGAACTTCTAAACCACGCTGACCGACCCGACCACCCGTGAGTTTAGTTGATAGATATTGAAACCTTCCATCAAGGGCTACCTTTTGGTCTGTGACGCGAGCGAATGCTTCTGTCGTAATTAAATTACCCTGAGAAGAGAACTCACTTCGAGAAATGAAAGGAACGCCTTCTGCCTGAGTGGTCATAGTGAAGAGCCGGGCGGGATTATCAATATCAGAAGTGAATTCGAACCGGTCATTATAACGAACATTATATTTAACAGAACCGACATCATTTCCAGCATTATTTTCGGGAGAACTCGCCGTCGCGTTTGCCTGAGAAAGAAGCGTCGTTTCACCCTGAGAAGGATCAGCGATACAAGTAATAACTCGTGGAACGATGCGATTCGCCATACCGAGATTTCTAATAACTCCCGAACTTAATTTCGCCTGGCTCGTGGTTGTCTGAATCGCGCGATAATCTACGAAAGAAAATGACTTCTCTTTATTCGCGTTTGCGAATCTTTCCATTTCGTCACCTGAACCATAGAAAATATAATCAGCGCAGAATTTCAATTCATTTCTGTCGATAGATTGAAGGACTCCCGTGGTGTCGCCTTGTCCGAGTTGAAGGCGTTTTCCGTCAGAAGGGTGGAAAGTTATCTCGATATTAATCGGTTCGGAGATCATATATAAGGGAAGTTGGTGAACCTTTAAAAAGGGAAAAAGGTCAGATAAATCAATCGAAAAAGTGGGACATTCTCCTGGAAGGTCTGTGTCCATAATAGCCCAGTTCGGCATATTTCCGACTCCCGCGCCCCCGCCCGTCGTTGCACTATATTCGAGACCATTATCCAGTCCGTATTTCGGAGCGAGAACCTGAGAACCCGGTGTATATCTGAACCCGTTATTTACGAATCGTCCCGTCGTATATAGTTCGCGTTCTTTATTATTTTCATTTTTAATCAGAGCAGATTTAACGGCATAAAGCCCATCCCAAGAATCAAGTTCATTTATTACCTTATTTCCCACTTTCAGAACTGCCTTTTTAATCAGTTGTCCGATTCCGGTTGCTGGATTGAAATATGCCCCGTCGACGCCCGCGCCCGGATTAACAGACATAAATAATTTTGAATGAGAATGAAGGAAGCCCTTATTCTGTAATGTGAACCTGGCGAAACCTTCCGAAGATGTTGAGCCCTGATTAAACACGACGGCTTCGAGAAGGTCCGTTTCTAAATGTTGTTCATAATTAACGGGAATTTGAGAGAGTTGCACGAAATCAGGAATATCGTCGTTATTCGTATCAGTATTATCCATTTTATATTATTAAAAATATTATAAAAAAATAAAAAATAAAATTAAAAATTTAAATAGTGAAGAAATTAATTATTGAACTAACTGAATTCCAGTCGGGGAATAAATTAAAGTTGCCTTCGCTTTAAAGAATAGATAGACGCCCATCGGGTTGTCGGTGGTGAGTTGAGAATCAATCGATATCCCGAACTGCTCCGTCGAAAAATCTTCACCTGCCCCGCCGAGACCATATTTAACTCCGAGACCCATAACTGCTCCGCCGTCGGGGACAGCCCAGTAAGCGTCCGGGTTTTGAAGAGTTCCCATAAGATAACCGCGATTAGCATTTTGTGGAGAAACGGTGCTTCTTATCTGATTATAAACAGGAGCGATTGCGTCATATAAACCCTTATATATCTGCGGGTCGGGGAGATTAGAACGGATAAGTGGATTCGGGTCACTTAAAATATTCGCTACATAATCGAACTCAGCCGGGAATTTAGAACCACCTTTTAAGAATTGAACTCTTTCAATCGGGGCGAGTGTTCCGCCCTTAGCGTTAGCCGAAGCGTTAGAAGGATAAGTCGTGGCTTGTCCGTCAGCGGTTAGAGTATTAATATTCGCGACAGGCATAAAATTAGCGAAAACAGATAATAGATTTTTGAGTCCGAGAGAATATTGAATCTGAGCGTTAGTCGAATTAATAGAAGTATATAATGAAGTAATAGTATTAAATTCGAAAGTTCCCGTCGCTTCGGCGGGCGACTGGTCGGGCATATCGTGGACTTCACAGCACAATTTAAGGTTTGATAATCTATAATGGGCTTCCGCCTTCGCGCCCGGAATAGTGCCGTCTTCGAAGAAGAGAACATTTGAATCAGGACTTAGCATAATCTCGACCTGAACACCCCCGAATGCATTATTAGATAGATTAACCATTTGTCCAGATTGAAGAAATCCGCAGGGAAGGTGGGCGCTGAACGACCTTCTTAAATATCCGTCTCCGGCTGGAGTTTCAATTACCGCTGTGCGAAACGCTTCCGAGTTCGGCATAATTAGACAACTCTCCCCTAAGTGTCCAATTTGGTCTTGGAGCGATGAAGTGGTCGCCATATATGTGTTAAGCCATTTTTGATAATGTCTTATTTGCTCGCACACCATTTTAGTGCGGTGAGAACGAATGGTTAACTGGTCGATAACATTAAATATTCCGAGTCGGTTATTTGCGTTAATTTTATCTCCGGCTTGGGCAGCCGTCGGGGGATCATTATTATCAGAATAAACATTAAAATCTCCGACTATACGAACGGAAGCCGGGTCTAAAAGCCCTTCCTGAGCGGAAATAGTGAACGAAAGAACAGGGAATCCATTCTTAAAAGATACTACTCCGTCAGCGGGGACATTATCAGGTCTAATTTCAATATATCTCGAAGAAGGCATTAAATCAGTCATTTTTATAATATTATTAATATTATAAAATGAAACGAAAAATTAATAAAAAAAGTTATAAACCCGAATTTGTGAATTATTTTATATATATATTTTCACAATTTCCGGTTTTATTTATAATACTACTTCGACCGAAGCATCGCGAATTACTAAACGGCGAATATGGAAAACGAAACTATTGAAAAGTTTATTCTTAACTGGTGCGTTCGCTCCCGTGTAATTTAGAATAACCGCTAAATCTTTTCCCCTTAAATCGAGAGCAGAATTCTGAACTCCGAAACCCCTTCCGAAAATAAAGTTTTCATTAAAAGCCCTAAATGAACGGGGGACTATTCCCGCATTATCTAAACATTTTTCTAATTCGTATAAATGAAACGCGTCTATACTGGAACGGGTGGCTATCTTTTTTGTTGATACAGGGCGCGACGGAACGAGACGGGAATTTATCTGATACTGGACATTTTGGAGTTCGTCACATATACCAGTATAAGTCGACCGATTAGATAGTAAGCAGATATCATCGGGGTCTATATCAGCCCCGCCCGATTCTTTCCCGAGAATATTATATGTTCCCTGAGCGCTTATCTGTTGTCCGCTTGTATAAACGGTGCTGTCTTGGGGAATAACTAACAAAGATTTCGCCCGGCTATTCTGAGCGAAAATCTGGAAGGTTGTTTGTCTATCAGAAAATAGAATAGAATGTTTATAATTTGTAAGAGTATGAATATCGAATTCAATTGCTTTCCCTTCTCTTACCTTTTGAAGCATACCCCGTTTATAGTCAGGATCTAAAATTACCTGTGAAATAGTAAGCGCGACATTAGACATAGTATAAGTTGCGCCGTAACTTCCGGCTGTTACTGACTTCGAAAACATTGCTTCATTCTCAGAAACTAAAAGCCCCGCCGTAACTGTGCGAGCCGTTTTTAGTTTAATTTCAATCAATCCATTCGCCGAAGCGTTAATCTCTTTAATTTCTAAAATTCCGTTGAAAGAAGCATTAATATCTGCGTTATCGTTGCTTTGGCAGAAATCAATTTGTTCCCCGACGCAGAAAGGCATCCGGGCTACCATATCTCCGTTAGCGTCCGGCTCGAATAAATTATTATGTTTTGCGATATAAAATGTATCTTTCGCGCCGGCAGCAGCATTCCAGTCGTTCGGTGCGCCGATAGAACCATTTAATGAGTGGAAAATAGCATTAAGGGGAGTTCTTCGGGTTCTTAGAACGCTATCTAACTGCTTGATAACATTTTCAGGTTCATTTAAATCGATTTCGATATATAATCCCTGAGTTAACATAATCGGAAATATAGATTCATTATTAGCGAAAATCCCAGTATGGAGTGGGATACAGCATTTTGCGACTAAGAAATCGTCGGAAGACCAGTCCCCGCCAGTATCGAAGCGCTGGTCTCCGCTCGTTCTCTTGAAATAAGGATTCGTTAGAGTATCAGCCATCATCGATTCAGAACTTCCCTGCGTTCCCCGATTTGCGATAGTATGATTAGTCCCGCCTTCTCTCAGGGCGCGATTATTACGAATAGAATCGTCAGCGTCATAATCATATTTAACGGCTACATATGAAGCATAATCATTTATCTCTTCTAACAAATTTCCCCGCGTTCCGTCATATATGCGAATATTTTTCAATAAACAAGATCCGCCCATCTGATCGAGTTGCAGTTTAGTCGGTTTTTCGCCTGCGGGGAGATTAATCTTAACATTAAAATCGAGATAAGATTCGCGACCCGACATAAATTCGGTTGATTTATCTACATAAATTTGGACTTTCTGTCCGCCCGTATATTCTAAACCATTTTCAGAAGGAACTGAAATGATAGTTTCGCCGATGCGCATAGTGTCGTCTGCTTTCCAGTATGAACTCATTTTATAATATTAATAATATATAAAATATAAAAAAAAAATAATTAAAAAAGTTATAAACCCGAATTTGTGAATTTAATAAACTCTCGCGGTGGTTTGAGTTGTTGGAGCGGTTACCGCCATTTGAGTTTCAGTTTGGGATTGTTGAGTTTTATCGTCGTCAGTTTTAGATTTAGATAAATCTAACAGGTCGCCGATTTCACCCGCTCCGGCTGATAATAAATCGGCAGCACCACCCACTAAGGCGAGCGGTGGGAACATTAAACCGCCGACATCTGCTATCGCCCCACCGATTTGTAATGCATTCGACGCCTTAGAAGCCCAGTTATCACCCGCTAAATGCGGTTTTCCATCCGAAAAATCTTTATATATATCGAACCCGGCAGTTCCGACTGCCCCGAGAACCCCGATACCTTTTCCCACTGTGTCGAGAGTTTCGTCAGATACTCCCGATAAACGAGAAGTTAAAGATTTTCCTTCGCCTTCTGCTTCCGCTGGTGGTGCTCCCGGTGGCGCTCCCGTGTCTGCTCCCGTGTCTCCGATTTGAAGAAGTGGCGCCCCGTCGTCGTCAGTTGAAACCGGAACTGAATTTCTCCCCGCGTCGTCCGGATTAGTTCCCGGAGTTTTTCCATTCTTCCAGTCCTTATACGCTTGAATTTTATCAGGCATTCCTTTTCCCGTCCAGGCAGCACTCAGGGCTTCCTTCGTCTGTTGTCCGATAGACGCTATATCTTGTGAAGTTTTAAGAGATGCGATTTGATTCGCGACTTGATTATTATGGTCTTGAACCTTCTGATTATATTCATTAGTTAATTTCATTCGTGCATTACCTTCGGCGATTGCTCCCGTGTTTGTCGATAGTAAGTCCATTTTATAATATTAATAATATATTTATTATTTATTAAAAAAAATTAAATTTATTTTGGATAAATTTGAGTGTGAAATTGAATGAACGCGTGGGGCGGATTTTCTGATAATTTTAAATATAAAAATGAATATCTTTCCTTATGGGCTTGTTTATACATTTCCATTAAGTTCTTTTCGCCGTCTCCCGCTCCGTCAGACGAAGGGAACATAGAGCCGTATTCTTCAATTATTTTCATTAATTCCTTTTGATTTTGTTGTTTGGTGATTATCAGATCGGTGGCGTTGTTTCTAATTAATCCGGAAACCGAACGAAACCCCTGAGTCGCTATAATATACATATCAATATAATGCCGAAATCGCGTTGAAAAAAATGATACGGCGTTATTTTTGCTGAAATCTTGCGTTAAAACATCATCGAGCACTAAACAATAAGTCGGGCGTTCTGTGGCTTCATATTGAGATTGTGATTTTTTAATATCTTCAATAATAGAATCTTTATATTCAGAAGTCGCGTCGAAATATTTATCCATTATCTTTCCCTTGTGACAACTATGGAGAGTGGTTGATACGACCTTCACGATATCGAATTTATCTTTAAACATTTCAGGGGAACATAAAAGATTAACAATTAAATTTGATTTGGCGCTACGCACGCTTCCGATAATTAAAAGTAATGAAGGCATAGACGGAAGGTTCGGGTGGACATCTTCGAACCTTAATGTCGGCTCAGGGTCTTTTACCTTATACACTTTGGGCGCTTTCTTTCCTTTTTTTTTTGGTGTTTCGTCCATATTATATTAATAATAAATAAATTAATTTTAATAAATTTAATAATAAAATTTTTAAAACCCGAATTTGTGAAATAATTATATATAAAAATTTTCACACTTTCCGGTTTTATCTTCACTTATGAAAATATATTAATTACATTTTCCGGTTTAATAACAATTATCGAATCTATTTGAGCCGTCTCGATATCTATAATTAGCACCGCCGGTTGCTTTAT